CAATCGTTAGTGTTGGTGCGATCACAGCAGCGTTTGTCGGAAGTGCTGATAGTACGCCAAAGGACATGGCTGCAGCGAGTCCTAGGGCAATTTTCTTAAATGAATTCATCTTTCTCCTTGTTTTTTTGTATATCTGATTATCTAATCAGAATTCTTATAGTAAGTTCAACCTGTCTAAGTAATCACGAACATCGTCCGTCATTGGCTTAGGTTCTAATTCTACCATATCTCTCTGTTGCTTGGCAAACTGAGAGGCTGAGGTAGACCAAGTATGAATATCAATCTCTAGATTAGGATTCTTTGGGGTATGAGATAGCGCTCCAAAAACTGCACCTGTTACCGCATCTGAAAGATCTTTAGATTTTTTGCGGGGGTGATCAACCTTTTTATCATTAATGATCTTAAGTTCAGACATTTCGTCAAGAAGCAAAGGTATGTGTGGCATAGCAACACGTTCTTCATAAATCATCATTGCCAAATCTTCATAGTGTTTTTTGCCAACAGAAACAGTATCAGTTCTTATTCCTACTGCTTGAAGTTCTTGCTGAATATCAAATGATTGCCATCTGTCAAAAGTAACCATTCCTAGGTTAAATCCTTGCCTACGAAGATTTTGAATCCATTGCTTTACGTCTGATAGATTTACTGGCCCTTCAACTTTTGGCTCCCACCAAACCACAGCGTCAACAATAATTATCGGGGCAACCTGTTCATAGTCTTTAACAACCTGAAGATTAACCCATTTATCTACATGTGCAATTGCTACAGCACACTTATCGTGTTTTTGAGCAAGGTCAGCGTGAACAAAATATACCTTGTCTGGATCAGGCTTAAATGATTCGTCAAACCTTTTATTGTTGTCAATTGGATTTCTAAGCGTCATACATTTTTCTAGTTTATCTTTTTGTTTAAAGAATGCATCGGAAGCAAATGTTGGTACACAAGCAAAGCGTTGCATTGCATCACCCATATCTGTAAAAAAGGCTAATCTAAAGTCATCAATCTTTCTTGTTGGATTTACTACCCATGTTGGTCTTTTTAGTGCAAATACACCAGGATACTTATATGCAACGATTTGATCTTCATCCCAAGCAATGTCTAGATAGTTTCCCTCAAGGTCTTCTGGAAAGTCTGGATTCATTATAAATCTATGAGTATATGTTATTGTTTCTTTTTCCATTATTGAATCTTCATATTTTTGTGAAATAAAGTCCCCTGGGAAACGTGGGAATGAAAGTAATGCAACCTTACCAAGATCAGGGAAACGTGAATCTACAGAAGCACGAAAAGCCTTATAGATATTATCGGCAGTCTTTCCTTGATCATTTCCTGTGCCAACCTCTTGTGCAAATCCAGAAATTTCATCAAGTACTGCAAGTATTAAGTTTAATCCCTCGTGTGATTCTCTTTCTGAGTGACCAGAATAAACTGTAATGGCTTTATCAAATTCAATGCTCTCAGCCTTAGCGTTATACTTTCCTGCAAACCATTCAGACTTTTCAATTTTATTCTTAAAACCTTTAAAGAAAACGTTCTTGGCCTGCTGAGCGTTAATAGCAACGTTAATGATATCAATAGCATCACCTGCAGGCTTGCCAAAGTATCTGGCTGGATCTTTTAAGCATAACAGTTTGTATACTATGTATGCACAAGCCACTGTAGATGTAAAGTCTTTACCGCTACCCTTGCCAAGTTGTAGGATTACTTCGTTCTTTGTGTACTTCTTGTAATATCTATGTCCTTCTTCTGGACCTAGAATATCAACAAGATCTTCTTCTCTGTAAATCTGGCTCATGGCCTCTACAATGTCATACTGAACATCAGAAAGTGGAGGTTGCGCTAGGTAGTGCTCTCCTTCAACAAAAGTTTTTGCATCAACAGGAATTTCTTCAAAATTATTATTTTTTAGTGCTTCAAAAAAATCATTGAACATTGTGGACAACTGTAATCACTTCTCCATCTTTAGCAACAGCAGAAAGCCTGTGCATTATTAGGTCACGAATCTCTGGATGAGATGAAGCAATATCTCTTAGGATACCAACAAGAACCTCTTGTCTTTTTTCAATCTCAACAATTTCTTCTGCCAGTTCTTTGTTCTCAAGTAAACCAGCCTTTTGTAACATATCAATTCTTGCTTTTTCAATATCCATTACAAGTTTAATTGCCGCTGTTTTTGCACTAAGGTTATTGGTCATAGACGCTTCATCAATAACTTCATAAGACTTTGTAATTAATTTTCCATAGTGTGCATCCATGGCTGCTAATGCTTCTTTTGCACGTGCTCGGATTGCATCGTTGGCAGATGCCATTACTTTCCACTCATTAATAAGTTCTACAACTTTTACTCTTGGAATAGCAAGTTCTTTAGAAATTTTTGTTGGGTCTGTACCTTTTAAGTATTCTCCTACTACAAGATTAACTTGATCAAGGTGCTTTACTAAATCTTCTTCAGTTGACATATTTTCCCTCTAGTCTATTGATTTCATCCTTGATGTAGAAAATTGCCTTTTCAAGATCTTGAATAGTTTTTGATTCATCCTTAAGTCCTGCCCTCCAAAGATATTTAAAGGCATTACCAATATTAAAATTACGGTGTCGTGTAATCTCTATGCACTCAACACCAGATGGATCTGTCGTATAATGTTGTGGATGATTTACCTGATCAACCGTAATCGTTAAACTATCACTCATCATCTACCTCCCAATCAAATTCTTCTGGTAAGCCTTTTAGTGTAGCAATGGCAAATGAAAATCCAACCATACCTACAACGGCTGTGGCTATTAGTATCTTTTCAAACTTTTTCATCTTTTACTTTTCCTTAGATTAAATTTTGCTAAATACACGTAGATGGTTTCTACGCTTGTTCCACACTCTTTTGCAATCTCTTGTGGAGATTTTTTGTCCATGAGGAACCTCTTGCGAAGCCAATTCTCACTTGTATATAGTTTAGCAGGCATGGTACTAATTGTCAACTTCTTTTTCATTAATATCATAATTAAACCTATCAGAGTTTTCCATAATCCACTTATCCTGGTTTTCAACATCATACTTTCTTTCATTAATTATTCTATCAATTAAGTATTCCTTTTCAAGGGTAAATGATGGCTCGTACACACGAATTCTGTTGTTAGGTTGGATTGCAAAATTTCCATCATCTCTTTGTATGACATGTCCACACTTATGATCTGCAGGACTTTCAGAGTAGCCATCATCTAAAACATTTGTGTCTGGATTATGCCAGTCTAGTGTAAATAGGTAGGTTCCTTTATGCATTGTCTTTGTTCTGTCTATGTAAGACATTCTGAGGTTTTTTAAATTTTCAAACTGAGTTACAGATATGTGATGACTAAAAGAGTTCCATAAGACTAGGTTGTGAAGATCAACTTCGGGAATTCCTGGCTCAGTGCAAAATGCAGATATTGGAAGTCTCCACCAAAGCCCACCATCTGGCATCATAATGTGAAATAGTGGGCTTCTAGACTTCAAACTTGAAACACCAAACACTACACATTCAAAATATTTATCGTGACTATCTTGATGGTTTCTTAAATAGTTTCCTCTTACGTAACAGTTTATCGGGGGTATATTTGCATTTAACTCAGGCATTATGACTTATCTCTTTCTACTGTTTTTAGTTTATCCCAGTATCCTTTTGGACTCCCCTGATAAACTTGACCCGTTTCTCTATCAACCAATAACCACTTTGTTGGCACAAGGGTATTGACCGTTAAAATAACTTCTTTGTCTTCTTCTTTAAAGTTAAATGGCTCTCTTTCCATTACTCTACTCCTATTGCTTTCGACCAATTCTTGATAGCCCAGTGACCGATACCACAAGCATCTGCCACATCATTATCAGTAATAGTTCTATCATAGATTGTATTGATAAACTTTATTGTTCTTTCTTTACGAAGGTTTCTTTCGTAAGTCTTATACCAAGAAACTGATTTCCCAGGGTGCTGTGAGCGAATAAACAATTGCTCATCCTTTGATATTTTTTTATTCCCTATATAGTTTTGCCAAGTAATTGGAGATACCTTTCCAATAACTTTAGTTCCTGACTGTCCTGCGGCTCCCAGGATCGCTCCTTGAACTAAGGCAAGATCTGCAGCAGTTTTAGGACTATTCATAAATACGGTATGCTCAATAATAATTGCTTCAAACCCATTGTAAAAATCAAGAAACGCCTTTACCTTTTTGCCAGCATCCATAACTTTTTCATATGTATTGTTTCCTTCAAAGTTAATCTTTCCAATTGCCCCAAGACTATCTTTTGTATATGAAGCAAATGCAAGGCTGTTAGTACTAGCATCTATTGCACAAATCGTGTTTGGCTGAACAGAATATCCCCATTTATTCTTGCTCATACTCTATAAATCCTTTCAACTCTTTTAGCATTTTGTCAACTGCTTTCTTGCTTACGTTACAGTTAGAACAAAATCCTGAATCATTGTAGATTGAGAGATCAACTCCGCAACCACCTAAACATTTTCTAATCTTGCCTATTCTTTTTTGCCTGCGAGTTACCTGATAGCGCTCTGCTATTTTTTCTTTTGTAGCGTCGTCTCTACAGGATTCACTACAGTAAATCTGGTAAGAAACTTTTGGTGTGAAGTACGCATCACATCTACTGCAAAGTTTCACTCAGTTCCTCCAGAGAAGCAATCTTGACTGTTCCCTCTCCTGCCTCAATGCATGCTGCTTTTACTGGGCATGTCTTACAAATCTTTGAATTATTACGATAATTTTTAGTTGGAAGTGTTTGTCCTTCCCAAGCATTACGAACTTCACGCATCCAGTTAAATGCGTAGTCAACCCATTGGCGATACCCATCATTTACTTCTACTGGAATAATTAGGAGGTCATGATTATTTTTGTTTTCATAAACAAGAGCACCCTTTGATTTACCAAGAATCTTCATGTATATTAGCAACTGAATTAAATGTGCACCCTTTGGCTTATTTGTTTTCTTTCGGTACTCAAAGGCTTCACTCATCATTGTTTTAATTTCGCCAACAATTTCTTCACCCTCCCAATTAAACATTACGTCTCCGTAACCAAAAATTGGTGGATCATTTGCAATAACTTTAAACTCTGTTGTTTTTTCTCCCTTGTCATTGATGTATGGAACGGCAACTCCAGAAGCAAGCATGGCTTTTTGAATTCTTTCGTGTCCCATAGTTCCAGCACTCATATTGGCAACACCATATGCGTCTGTATAATCATCAAAAACATTGCCGTTAAATGCAAGATACCAATACCTTGGGCATTGGCCATGCTGGTATGCAATAGTAGATGGAGCAAAAGTTTTCTTTGTCGTCATCTTTGGTCCACGAGATACTGTATACCCCGACCTAATCTTGGCAATCATATCTTCAGAATTAAAAATAATATTCTGCTTTGCTATGGCTTCTTTTTTCTCTGCTTCTTTTAACATAACCTGCTTGAGTAAACTTTTTGTCATTGTTCTTATTCCCCTTGTTTATATAAGTATAGCAGGTTAGCGCATTATATACTTGAGTGCCGACACCAAGTTGTTAATAGATTCCGCTGCAGTATAGTAAATGTTCTTTTTTGCCCTATCATTTTTGTCAACATTGGCCATCCAAGTAGCCTTAAAAGCCATCTTTGCTGCTATCGCCTGAAGCCTTACAATTTCAATACTGGCAACTTGAGTTGGAATATCTGGCTTAATTATTACCTTAGCAATAAATGTTAATGCTGTCGTGAGTTCCTCATCCTGCATATAATCTGCAATCTCGCTCAAACCGTTTACCATCTCTAGCGTTGTCTTTGCTGGTTCAACCTGTTCAGCCATTTTCTTCCTCCTGTGTTAATTGTTCTAGTAAGTCTACTTCTATTACTGCTAAGCGAACTTTTGAGTCTGCTTCTCCAAGCACAATAAAAATTGCTGGATCGTTGTGATTTTTAATTGCATCAGTTACTGCTTTTGCCCAAATATCTTTATTTATTGTTATACCTTTTGGGTATTCTTTAAAATCAACTGTAAAGTTTCTCCAAGTTGCATCACCTTTATGTATGCCACGTCCAGAATTTTTATGCTGTTTGGCATTAATTCTTTTAGACTCTGAACGCTCACTCATTTTTAAAGTCTTTCTTTTTCTTTTTAGTTGGTATTAGGTCTACTCTTGATAAATGTTTTTTAGAACACATCCACGTTGCATGGCCAGATTCCTTCCATAGCCTTAAAGTTAAAACAACTTCAGAGCATGTTTTGCAAGGCCATTTTCCTTCATATATGGTAAAATCTTTAGACATTTAGCAACTTACTCTTAAGTGATTCTTGCAAATCTATATCTTCTTTTACACGATTAATAAAGCCTTCACGACCTTGAACCTTTGTACCATCTTCAAGTTTGTACCAAGCGCCTGTTCTTTCTACAATACCAGCAAGTTCTGCGGTATCAACAAGGTCACCAATACTATCAATGCCAACTTCATCTCCACGGAAATAGAAGTCATATTCTCCAGACTGAAAACCAGCGGAGGTCTTTGAGAATTGTAACTCCCACTTTATCTTGCGACCAATCTTTTCTTCAATTAGTTTATCTCCTACTTGAATCTTACCTTTAATCGCTTGGTTGTCTGATTCTGATGAAAATAATTTAATAACCGTAGAGGAATAAAACTTAGTAGCCTGACCACCAGAAGGCTGCTGACTAGTATACATAGCACTGATATTATTACGAGACTGACTAATAAGCACAAGCAAAGTAGGCTTAACTTTATTGTTAGCATAGTTAAGCATTTTCCATGCATTGCTAAAGTCTCTTGACTCTGCACCAATTTGTTTGGTATTTTCAAGTTGCTTAAGTTCATCTGTATCCTTTTCAAAATAAATAGCAGGAAGCAAAGATGTAATACTATCTATAACAATTATATCAACTCCTGCATTCATTAGGCTAGTTCCTACATCTACCATCTCATTGATAGTTCTTGCCTGTGAGTAAATAAGTTTTGTTGAGTCTACCCCAAGTTTTTGTGCCCATTCAGAATCATATGACATCTCTGCATCAATCCACGCACAAACCTTTCCTTCTGCTTGTGCTAAGGCAATCATCTGGAGGCACATAGAGGACTTTGCAGACGATTTAGATCCCCACACAAGTACTTGTCTACCATATGGGAGACCACCCTTTAAAGCACGGTTTAAACCAAAACTAGGTGTAGCGGCATGATCAACTTTTTGTCCAGTGGCATCTCCTAGTCTTTTGCGAATGCGTGGATCTAACTGTGCTAATACTTCTTCCATTGTTACTGACATTAAAATCGTACCCCGTGTTTTTCTGGTCTAGTTTTATTAAAGTCGACTTTTTCTCTTAGTGCTTGATCAAGTGATAATCTAGTATACCCTGCTTCAACCATTCCTGCATACAGGTCAAGTGTTCTAATAATAATATCTGCAAACTCTTTGGTGATCTCTTCTTCACCTTTATCTTTACGAACGGCTTCCATTACCTCGGTTACTTCTGAAACAATCATCATGCATTGTTTAGCAATAAAAATATCATTTATAGCGTCGTGATCTTCTGGACTTCCCCAAAAACCTTTTTCAACTGCATTTTTATGCAACTCTATTGCTAGATTGTCAAATACGTTATCATACATTTACTACATCCTCCAGTATAACGGTTCCATCTTTAGTTTTACCTAAAGAAACTTTGTAAACATTTCCTTCTTCAATTGTCATATAAGCCTTGGAGAATGCTGTAGGAAATACAAGAACTGAGTGAAGTTCTCTTCCTGCATCAGCCACCACAAGGTTTGCCATCTTCTTGCCAGCCTTAGTCACTCTTGGCTTAAAGGAAACCACAAATTGTTCTTCACCTTTATAAGGTAACTGCTTATAGTTTAAAAACTTTACTAAAGCATCTTTTGATTCTTTAATGCTATCTGCAGGTATTGCATTTACAATTCTGTTATCGCTAACAAGAATTAAATAGGTTCTACCAGTTTCAATCGTTGTATTTTCGTCATCAAAAATTCCAACACTACCAGTTTTATCTAGGAACTCAACTCTTGACCAACCTTTACCACGCTTAATTGATTTAATCATTCCAAGCATTACAAAGGATCCAGTCTCTTCATAGTTTTCTGCTTCTTGAATATAAGCATAATAGTGTTGAGGAACTGTCATATTAAACTCAGGAAGATTTAAATACTCGTAGAGATTTTCTTTAATCTCTTGATCATTACGTTGATTATCTTCAAACGTTGCTGCGCCAATAATTCGTAATGCCTGAAGAGCACGAGAGTTAACTCCATTTCCTTTAGTAAAAGTAAACTCCTCAAGTTGAGCGTATGACTTAAAAGGTCTAGCAGCCATGTATCGCTCAGCAATTTTGTCCGAGATAAACTTGATGCCTGACAAACCAAAGCGTATACCCTTACCTTCAATCTTAAAATCAATATCTGATTCATTAATGTGAGGTAGTTTAATGCTGATTCCCATTCTTTTTGCTTCAATAAGGTACTCAGTACGTGCATCTTTATCCTTTTCATTCTTTAATAGTGAATACATAAATTCTAGTGGATAGTGGTACTTAAGCCATGCTGTCCAATAAGATAGTGTTGAATATGCTACTGCGTGTGACTTATTAAACGAGTACCCTGCATGAGCCTCAAAATCATGCCATAGGTCTAAGGCTTGGTTTGGAGAAATGTACGCAGATGCTCCAGAAACAAACCTATCCTTAAACTCATCAAACTCTTTAGCATCTTTTTTCTTTCCAATGATCTTTCTAACTTTATCTGCTTCCGACATGGACATACCGCCAAGGTGTACGCATGCTTGCATAACTTGTTCTTGGTAAAGAATACATCCATAGGTTTCCTCCGTAAATGATTTAAGAATTTGGTGCTTATAGTCTGGATTCTGACGACCATGCTTAATAGCAATATAGTCTTTTCCAATAGTGTTCATCGCACCAGGACGAACGAGAGCATTTGATGCAGAAAGTTCTTCAAGATTCTTTACACGCATCTTAATAAGAAGATTTGTATATGGTGCTGCTTCACACTGAAACACACCTTTCGTATATCCATCTGAAAGCATTGTGTATACATTGGCATCATCCATATTAATCTTTAACAGGTCAATTTTTGTTCCTTCACGCTCTTTAATGATATCAATACAGTCTTTAAGTACCGTTAAAGTTTTGAGGCCCAAAGCATCAATCTTAATAAGTCCAATATTTTCTGCTTCACCCATGTCAACAGCAACTACAGGAATTCTTTCATCCTGTCCAGCAACTGATCGTGTTTCCATTGGGGCATATCTAAAGATTGGATCCTTAGAGGTTACAACGCCAGCAGCGTGAATACCAGTACCCTTGATACGGCCTCTAAGTTGTTCTCCGTAAACCTCAACGTCTGGATACTTTTCACGGAACCATGATGCTGATTTTGAAGTGCAATATTCATCCCAAGTGTCAATTTGTTTGTTTACTTTATTTGCATCAGCAAGTGGGATATTTAAAACACGGGAAACATCTTTGACAATGTTTTTATCTTTAAACTGCATAAATGTTGCAATAGAGGCAACATGGCGATACTGTCTAACTAAATAATCTTTTACTTCATCACGACGGTTGTCTTGAATATCAGAGTCAATATCTGGAAAGTCATTACGATCTGGGTTAATAAAACGGAAGAACAAAAGCCCATGCTTAATTGGATCAATGTCAGTAATACCAAGAGCATAGCAAAGAAGAGATCCTGCAGCAGACCCACGACCTGGACCGACCATAATTCCTTCCTTCTTTGCCCAGTTAAGCATGTTGCGAACAACTAGGAAATAAGGACCAAACTTTTTATCTTTAATGATTGTAAGTTCTTCATCAAGGCGATCAAGATATTCTTGAGAGTCTACCTTTCGCTCTTTTAAACCTTCAAGTGCAAGGTCTTTTAATTCTTTGTCTGGGTTTTTATATTGAACTGGAAGCAAATCAAGTCCAGATTTAATGTCGTATTCCTCAATCTTATCTGCAATTTCTAAAGAACTTGTAAACATTTCTTCATCTAAATGTCCTTGCTCTGCCATCGCTGCCTTCATCTCTTCGTATGAAAGAAGGTGAATATCAAAAGTTCTAAAAGACATTTGACGATCTTCACCATATAAATAGTCTAAGCGTTCCATCATGTTATCAATCTTCTTTGATTTCTCAAATGTCGATTCTTTTAATACTTTTCCGTGAGTATTTAACAGGAGCATCATCTCCTGAATTTCTTTTTGACTTGTGTCAGCGTGGTGACAGTCAGGCGTAACAACAACCTTAACATTAAATGCTTTTGCTAGTGCAACAAGTTCATCGTTAATGTTTTTTGGGTTATGTGGCATTAGTTCGATATAAAAATCATCCTTAAAGCGATTCTTAAACCACTGAACCTTTTCTTTTGCAAGTGCGTATTCTTCATTTTCAATAGCCTTTGCAATTAGTCCACCTTGACAAGCAGACAAAACAATTAGTCCGTCTCCGTACTGATCTAAAACTTCAAAGTCAATACGTGGCTTACGATAAAAACCATCTGTCCAAGCAATTTCATTTAATTTGTTAAGATTTTCTAAACCCTGTTGATTCTTAGCAAGAAGAACTATATGGAAAAAGTTAACATCAAGTGGACCTACCCTTTCGGACTTATCCCTTTTATCATGTCTGTCTAATGCCAGATAGCCTTCTATGCCAAGAATTGGTTTGATGCCCTTTGCTTTTGCAATACGGTGCAGTTCCCTATGCCCAGATAAAGTACCGTGGTCAGTAATGGCAATTGCTGTCATCCCTAACTCAACTGCACGGTCAATGTATTCTTCTGGAGTAGCAACACCATCCATCAAGGAGTAGTGTGTGTGGACATGCAAACCTACGTAATTCACCTAGTATATTACCAGTCCGTGTTTGTGGATGTATTACTTGGTGTGTCAAAGCCTAGATAAAAGGCTTCTTGTTCAGCATAAGGAATCTTATTGAGAGCCTTCTCTAGAGGGAATGGCTCAACCGTTGTCCAATCAAATGGTTCCTTATCTGGACCACCTGGAATAAGTGTGTACGATGTTTCAGTTCCCTGACCATTGCGCTTTACCTTCCAAGTAAGATTTGAAATACTGCCTGTCTCCAGTGCGTATTCACGAATAGTGTTAAATGCAGACTGCTTGCTAACACCCATTGACCAAATGGCCACATATGGTGCTTCAATGCCGTCATCTACAAGTACGTTGCAATAAAAGCGAAGACGTGCTCTCCAGCCTGCCTTCATGTCCTTGCGGTGCATCTCTTCTGCCCAGTCACGACCTTCTGTGTCCATTGTGTCTACAGCCTTACGCTTATAGTCCTTTGGATTTGTGTGTTCTGAAACAACGAGTGCAAGACCACGAGCCTCATTATAATTTGCTGAATCTTCATCAAGTTCTTCAATGAATCGGATCTTTACTGATTGTCCATCAGCCAACTTTAGCCAACGAACCTTACTGCCTGTGCTTTCATACTTGGGCTTGTCTACCAATGCGTTGATATTTTTTAGTCCCTTTACAATAGCCATCTTTTATTTCTCCTTATATGTTTTGTTTATATGTTTTGTTATAGTATTACGCCAAAATGTTTTGCAATTGATAAAATTGCCAGTAAAGACCACAATATATTAAACCAAATAATTGTTGGCAAGGTTTTTACTGTTGATGACCAAATTAATGCAAGGCTTGATACCAATGCAAATATATATAGCCACCAAAACTGTTTGCCTAAAAGAAGGCCAGGGAAGATAATACAAATCTTTGTCATAAATGCAAAGAACTCTACCGTATTTGGCTTATTCCAATAAGACTTAAATCTCATTGTCTTTAGTGCTTCTATCCATTGTGTTCTAAATTTCATTATTTTCCTTTACTCTATTTTAGCATAGCAATGATTGAGTTGTCAAATTGGAACTCCAACTTTTTAATTGTCTCATCATCCATATCCCCTATGTCTTTGTATTTTTTATCTAACTGTATTGCTGTGACAAGATGACCTAGTTTCTCAACTAGTTTATCTTTCATTATAGAGCCAGCCTCATCATTGTCTGCAACAAGCACAACATTGTTGAAGTACTTTGATAATAGTTTAATCTGTGATGCAGAAACGTTAGCCCCCAGTGTTGCAACTGCTGGGAAACCTACTTGATCAAGTCTAATAGCATCAAATGATGATTCAACTACATAGACCGTTGTTGATGTTTTAACTCTGTGCAAGTTAAACAAAATCTTACTCTTTGGTAGACCTGGTGTATTCTTAAAGTCTTTGCCCTCAATAGTTCTAGCAACAAAACCAATACACATTCCATCAGGTGTTGCCATTGGTATAGTTACTGAATCTTGCTTTTCTGAATATCCTAGATTAAATTTTATCACAGAATCCTTAGTGATGCTGCGACCTTCAAAGTATCTCATTGCTCTTGGAGATTCAATAGCCTGGTTGTTAAGTCTTTTAATTAATAGTTCATCATACTGCACAAAGTCTGCAGGAGCATACAGCGCTTTATCAATTACAGAAGAAAGGTTTGACTCTTGCTCTTTACTTTTAATATATCGTGCTGCTTCAAAATATGTTCTATTTGACATAAACATAATGAGTTCAGTTAAATTTTTAGTTACTTGGCAGCCAAAACAAAAGAATAACCCAGACTCTTTAGATACTTCTCCAGCAGGTGTCCTGTTGTTGTTGTGATAAGGACAAAAGATAATAAAATCAGAGCCAAACTCTGCCTCAACATCAATTCCTGCTCCATTTAGAACACGACGAATTTGTTCTTCTGTATATATACTATTCATATTTTTTCTTTGACCAATAGTTATGTTTATACACTCTAGAAAATTTTAAATCAACATTATCAAAGCCTATTAAAATGCTTTTTATATTAAACTTTTTAACTCTTGTTACCCAAGATTCTCTTTTAATTGGTATAACTTGAACAATTGGAGTGCCTTTTTCTATAATGCCCTCAAAGCCTTGCTTAATAAAAAATGGAAACATTAGTGCGTTTGGATGTTTATCTGTATCAACAAATGAATTAATGGTTATAAAAGGCAAGTCATATCTATGTGATGGGTGAGTAATCCATAAACTATATCCAGTTGGAGTCTCTACAATCCATTCTGGGTGCCATCTAAACATTTGTGGATAAAATCCATCTGGCACTGGGTATTGACCTAAAACCTCCTTTGGCTGTGGATCAACAACTTGCCAAGAAACATGCCAAGTAATCTGCGGAACATAACCACCGTTAGTTGAAACATTTAATACAGCAATATCAACTGGAAGAGTAAACATATACCCAGAGGAAATAGAGTCTACAAGTGGTGTGCACATCTTGAATGTTTTTGCAAACCTAGACTTTTTAAATGCTTTAAAATAATCATTTTCATTATTAGAAAATAGTTTTTGTTTTTTAAACCACTCTGGTATGTGATGGTATCCTGGACTTGGATGATTTGTAAGAAGTTCCGACTTTTCCGTAGATGGTCTAAAGGATATCTTTTTATTTTTATTAAGCATTATTTTGAATCCTCAAAATCTTTATAGCGATAATAGCCCTTATCAAAGTCACATTGAACTAGGAAATCTCCCATAAAACCATTACGATTTTTTCTAAATGCACACTCAATAATGTCACTATTAGTTGCACGACCCATGGCTAATACCCAGTCAGCGTCATATGCAATTTGTCTTGACCATGCCGTTTGTGCAAGAGTAGGAACTGTAGAAAGATCTTTAACGTCATCTGGGGTAGCAGATGAAATAGCAATAATAGGAACTTCTTCGCTAATAGCCATTAGTTTAAGTTCTCGTGAAAGATTTTTCATCTTTACCGTTTCATTATCAGCCTTTTGGTTTGGATTCATCAACTGCAAATAATCAACAACAACAAAGTCAGGCTTGTATTGATCTAGTTTTCCACGGATAACTGAAGGGGTTACTTCCCCACCAGAGTCATTAGAAATAATGTGGAACGGTGGACGACCTTCAATTTTGTTCGCATGCCATTTCTTCATCATGTCAAGTTCAACCTCACCATTTGAAAGTTTGCGGTGTGACCAAAGTCCTTCACCCATGATAGTAAATGCACGGTTACGAACTTCTGTCTCACTCATTTCAAGAGAAATAATAAGTGGTGTCTTGCCCTGCTTCCAAGCCTGTACAGCAAAGTACAAAGCCATCCATGACTTTCCTATACCTGGATATGCTAGAAAGACTCCCAACTGCCCTGGCATAATTCCTGATGGTAGATAGTTATCAAACCCTGGCAAACCTGTTTTAATTCCTCTGTGCCCTAATGCCTGTTGTTCTTTTACTTGTTCAAAATATGCAATTGCAGAATCAATATCTGTTGCATCAATATCACGAATTGCTGAGGTGTTTTTCTTTAGTTGGGAAGTCTTTGTGATGAGTTCTTCAAGCGCCATTGAGCCTTGTCCATTTTGAACTTCTCCTGCTGCGGATCTTAAAATATCTTTAAGGCTATCATTTAAATATTCTGTCTGAAGTTCTTCAAGGTGATGCTTAGTTGCACCAATTCCTTGTACTGGCTGAAAGTCTCTAAACTTTTCTACAACCAAAGATGTTGGAGGAACCATTCCATTGTTTTCAGCATATAGTCTAATAAAATTCCATACATCATTGTGTGTACGAAGCAATGTTTCTACGTTTGCCTGTAGTAAAACATGTAGTTGTTTATCTGCTAGGACTGCTGAGATTACCTTTGCTTCTGTATTATTCACTCAGCCACTCCTTTGCCTTTTTTCTTAATTCTGCTCTTTGTTTAATGTCTTCTTGTACTTCTAGTTTACCATTAAGAATTTTTTCTGCATTATAAGCAAAGTAATTCCATGTGGGATCTTGTGCGATACTAAAGTAATACTCTAGCAAATCATAACACTGCGAAATGCCATATGATTCTACGAGAGCATCTGCTGCCCACTGCTCAACATTTAAATTGATATTAGACTTACGCTCATAGCGTTGTGTATAAAATTTGTTGTAGCGACTGAGCAAAGCCATTCTGTCTTTGCGGTCTGCCATTATCCTTCAGAAGCCTCTTCTTGTGCTTCTTTAATCTTATCTGTAAGTTTATCTTCTACAAACTTATAGACACGATCAAAAGCCTGCTCTGTTGTTTCACCATCACGCTTACTATCAATAACGCCTAGATCAAGTCTTAGTGACTGGAAATTTCCCAGGTTAAGAGTATATCCAAGAGTTACGTTTACTTTTGTTGAATCGTTTTCCATTGTCCACCCATTCTTATTTTAAATGCTCTCTGACCAAGTTGGAATAAATCTTCCATCTTCTGTCTTTGTATATGTAAGTATACCGTCTCCCATACGCCTTGTCAACTCTTGCGTAGTAGGAGTCATGTTATTTGTTATTAGTCCATCTTTTCTTGGTTGTCCTATATGTATACTTGCAAGTATAGCACGGATCTCTTTAACTTTAGATTCTGAATAGTATGCCCTAATTTGAAATCCTGTCTTTCCTCCAAAACTTGATCCTGTTGGAGCAGGAATTATTCCTGATTTAATTAGTCTTGGCATATACTTGCGATGTCTATTGACAAGTACCGAAGTTTCTGCTATGGTGTAGGCTCTTTCTCTGTTACGACGAAAGTCTGTACGAAGACAAGTTTCAAGTCTATCTTTTGTAATATTATAAAAAGAAACCATGCCAGTTGATCTTGAACTGTGGTGTATTCTAACTAAGTCATTATTTAAAAACCAAATCTTCTGGTTTCCTTTTATTACAGACTCGTTATTGTATTCTTCGCTCTGTATTTTTCGTTTAGCAGTAGCCATCTGCCCTCCCTACTATCTTGCGGGGGATGATAGAATTCTCTTTTCCCACAACGTACACAGTAAGTTTCAATGTGAAGAATAGATGTAAATTGTCTATCAATAAAAACTCTTCCATTGCACTTTTTGCAACTAATCAACTTCTCCACCCATTTTTTCTATTAGTTTGGTATGCCAATAATGATTAGATGTACAGCCAAAGATAAATTTCCAGATGCATTAAATCTTACAACACCTTCAACTTTGCTGGTTGTAACTGTTTTTAAAATAACAGAGACATTTTGTCCAGCAGGGGTATTTCCAATATTGTAGGGTGTTGCTGATACTATCGGTGAATACTTGAAATCATCAAAGGTATAAGAAAATGAAACCTCTGACGATGCATTTACGGTTGTATTATTTGCAACTTGAACATACCCACCAACAATTTTTGTTTCTGATGTTTTAACGCTCTGGGCGCCAGATGATCCATTATTTATTGTTGTGTAATTGTATGTAGCAGAAGAAACCTGAGTAGCCAGTTCATTAACTGTCTCAGCCAATTGATAGATGTATGTTACATCTAGTGGTTGCCCTCTTTCGGGTAGTGGTACTTTAGCCATTATCTCTCCATTATATCATTAAACGTTATAGTGTGCAGGATTATACACCCGCAAAAATGTTGTATCTCTTGTGATGGGGTCACCCTTTAGGTAAATCTCAACTGTTAACTTGTTTGGAGTTTGTGATTGTACTACTCCATTTATTTTGTATTCTGAAGGAACTAACAAGGACACGCTAGTGTTAGCAACACGACTTCTATATAACCAATCTCCACCATCTGATCTATCCCATTTTACCCAAATATCATAATCTGTTGCTGTTCTTACGTACTTGGTTCCTTTATATATATCAACATCGTTCCATACTACCGTTGCAATTCCGCCACTAGTGTTGCATGTTATAGTTCCAGGAGTATATGTAAAGTCTGGAGTAATTAAATAAGATGGTGACCAGTGAGACGTTCTGTTCTTGTCTTCAGATACGATTCTATATCTAACCTTATATCCTTCTAGAATAGGATTGATTGCAGGGAGTTCGTTAGAAGGGACAATGGACTTCTTAATACCAATGTCGGCCATTATGAAACACCTATTGAAAATCTAAACTCAATATAGTTTGTTGTATTTGGGGATTTAATAATTGTTGAAGCATCTGTATTTTTAATAACAGAATATCCTGTTAGTCCATAAAGTGGATTTATAGAAGAAACATTCTCTAAGCGTAAAGAGTCAAGAGCAACATAAAAATTGTCGGACAATGAACTACCGACAAAGGTAGAGGCATATATCTTAATGACCGCTACAGAGTCCCAGGTGAAGTTAGGGGTTGTATATAATTCCTGAAGTTGTTTTGTTACAAGGCAGTAACGATTATTTAATAAGTCATATTGTCCAGCACTAGTGCCCTTAACAATGTTTGCCTCAAATCTTGCGTATTCTCCATCAATATTATCAGATGAAGCAAACTCAACCAAAACTCTAACGGTGTCTGGTGCTGCAGTAGAAGTACCATCTTTATTAATTACAGAGAATGCCAACTTTAATTCATCAATTGGAGAGTTTTTGGAAAAATCAACCACTGTTCCCTGTAGGTGAATATGGTTTGAACCACTTTCAATATAGAAATGTGAAACAGTTGTTGATCCACCAGAAACATAAGTTCCAACCTGGTTACTTAAGATTGTAAAAGTTGTAGTTGACGGAATGGTGTTTACTAAACCAGTGATGTTATAGTTTACGGGGTTAACCCCTGTTACGGTTACAGAGTCTCCAACCTTTAGGTTATGGTCCTTTGAAGTTGTATAGGTAATTCTGGTTCCGTTTCCTGCAACAGTTGTTAAAGAAACACTTTTTGCTAGATTAGATTCTTCTCCATTAATAATAATTACGTTATTTAAAAACCTACATCTTTCGTATCTTTCTGCACGAGTTGTTTTGTAAAAAATACTATTGTCTGCGTTTGTTTGAAATACTGCTTCTGTTGTTGCTATATTGTTGTCATCAAGCGGATCATCTAATGGCTCAGTAATTGTTGGGATTGTACTAACCTGTGTTAATGTATGGTGTTGCCAATTTTCTGTTTGAGAAAATGCAAGAATTGTTTTGCTATCGTAGGCACCTGCTGCGGAGTTTAATCCAGCCGAATATAATCCTATTTCAGAAATTTCATATCTTTCTTCTGTAGGAAGTTCTGCTGTTAATACTAACTTTGATATTCCATTTTCATTTACAAATCCCCTTGAAGAAATTGGAACACGAAACATCTCAAAATCAAGGCTTGTCTTGTCGGAGTAGTCTCCATATGGGTCAGCGTCTAAAAGTGGCTTAGAACCGCAACCAACGGCCAAATAGGAGGCAAAGGCGGGTGCTTGGCCAAGCATGTACTTAGCAATAATTTCCTTACCAGTATTAGTTATCATGAGATGATTTCTCCAAGTTCTATTTCATATATTGTACCACTTACGGTGATTTGAATCTCAACCTGCTCATCAGCATTTAAGTTAATACTGTCAACGACTAAGTTGCCATTAGAATCTAAGTAAACGGGGTTTCCATCTAAAGAGTTACTTACTTTTGGGACACGCTCTTCAAGTTTAATTGCATATCCAGAAAAATACTTGTCTGATGTTTTTTGAAGACCAAGAATGTTTCCTGGATTATACTCTTGATTGATAGAGTTAATATTTTTAATTGGCTGATATATAATGTTTTGTCCATTTATAGTGTCAGTCCTTGATATGTTGATTAATTCTTGTCCGCCGATATCTTCAAATAAAAGATCTTGCATTAGTTGTACTGGTATTGCAGAATCATCAAATAAAATAATATCTGGTGTTGCTGTTTTTATTGCCACTGTTTCCGTTTTTGCTATTGAAGACTCAGCATATGTTACTGGGGCTGGGGTTAACGGAACAGCGTAAACTGGGCCTGGCGCAGATTGATTTTGTGCAACTATGTTTCTTACTGGAGCCGCATCTCTCGCAGCCTCAAGGGCTTGCTGTGCTGCAATGATTGCTAGCGCTTCCTCTACTCCTGTGTCTGCTTCAACAGCGGCAAGAGCATTTTTAACATCGGTGACTGCACGATTCCTATCAGCCCAGAAACCAGTGTCAGTAGAAAGGCCTGCGGCTTCTCTGCGAATTCTTGACTTTTCAGCAAGTTCTGCTTCTCGCTTTGCTTTCATGTCGGCAAGTTTTTTGGCTTTTGCATCTACTTCATCAGGTACATATCCGCCACCATCATGCACGACTCCGTAATATCTCATTCTACACCTCACTCAAATATAGCGTCATGGATGGACCATCTGATCCTCTTGAATACTCTATGTTATAAATAACAAACCTTGAATCTGCTGATGCAACCATGTCAATGTTGTTATTGTCTTTGTAATCAATTGTAACAATGTCTCCAAGTTGAATAGTTGGTATTGCAAAAATGTTTAATCCTATTGATTTTTTAGGAGTCATTAATTTATCTGTAATCCATCCCATTAAAGAATTGGCATCATCTTCTGTCTGAATATAAGGTGTATCAATTGTAAACTCATTTTTTCCATACGTTAGCCTACTTAACTTAATTTTGTCATATTTTTCTTGTTCAACTAATGGAGAATACACAAGAGTTGTTCCTTTTAATTCTGGGTCTGCAAGATTTCCTCTTTTATTATAATATTCATCTACAGTTAATGAATGAGTTGTATCTTGTGTAAATGTTACACCTTGAATTCTTAAATAATTTCCACTAGTTTCGTCTAGGCTTAATGCTTTATCTGTAGAGTTAAAAACTAAAAACTCTGCCCCGTAAGAGTCTGCATAAAACCCAGAGTGGGTGTATCCCTTGATTCTGTTAAATGTGGGAGAAAGTTTAGCGTATAGGGCTGGGTATGCACGATCATACTTAATATTAAAGTATGAGCATTCTCTCATTATTGTGCCAAACTCTTCAAAATACATATTATATTTTGGTGGTTGTTGTGCGCTTATACCAGAAAGATACGTTGCCTGAACAACTCCGCTCATGGCATATTTTCTAAAGGAGTCACTGGTATTAATTTGGTCTTGGCCAAATACATCTGAAATGTTTTCTGCAACTGTTGAAACAGTATTTTGTGAATAATTTTCAGATATTGCATAAATGTTTTCAAACATACAGCGTGATGCTCCACGAGTAAACAGTGCCATATTGTTATAAATTGGTAGAGGGTCTGTGTCGTCTACCACCCTAATTAACTTATTGTTAATGTAAAGATAGAATCTTCTTGTAGAGCCAATATTTTCGTACTCAATAGATAGGTCATATACCGTTGGATTTTCTTGTCCTGTCATTCTGTACTGTCCCGTGAATCGTCCATCATCGACAAGTATGCTTGCAAGACCACCCCAAAGTTTTACTGGTATTGCTTCTGAGGTTCCTGTTTCTTTTTTAATCTTATAAAAAACAACATTGTTAATTGAAATTGAACTTTGTCCTTGTTCATCAATATTTAAGTATGACTCAATGTTACTTTCAGTTAATGCAACAACTTCAAAGTAATATCCATTATTTGTTTCAGGGTTAACCATTACTGCTAGTCCGCCAGAACCACCGCCAATTGTTGGGTTTTGATTAGGGGTTGAAGGATTTACCTGATAATAAGATGTTGATCCAATTGGCGTTTGAAAGCGATCAACGTTATTTTCTATTTTTCCAACAATACGTAATCTTGTTCCAAAATGTTTATATGCGCTATCAAGGTTTTTGTAAACATAAGAAATATAGTTCAGTGGAATTTCATTTGTTTTAAACGATGGACCGTTTATCACTAAGGCAGAAGACTGAATTGTTCCAGTTTGTGTTGCCTGAAATAGGTTTACATCAGTTTCTGTTTTATTTGAAACTGCCATAAAGTTTTTAATCACGCCATTTCTAGTAGTTTGTTTTGATATAACGTTATCTACTCCTGCGGCTCCTGTTTCTGTAGCAGGCAAAGTTGGACTAATTTCCGTTGTAAATAAATATTGCGACTTCATTCTACAAGCACGAACATAATCATTATTTGACCAATACGATGGAAGTCCAGCAGAGTGCTGTGTTATTTTTGTACCAAATTGTCCTCTACCGTGAGACTCAACTTCTCCATTTTTTAACTTTGTGGTTCCTTCTACTATTTCATAATAAGGCTTTGAATATATGCGAACTAGTCCAGTAGGATATATCTTTCCGTTAAATGGTAAGGATGCAAAGTATTTTTGATATTCTTGATTATCTGATATCCAAACATTTCCAGTTCCAGTTATATTAAATTCTGCCGCATCATACTTAATGATTTCTCCATTAGAATAAAAATATCCTCTATATCTTGTAAGCCAAAAAACGTTTTCTCCTAGATCAAAAATATTATTTGTTATTGCATTGTTTACCACAAGAGGAGGATTTGAAGATAAGTCTGAATTAATCGGCATTGCTCCTAGTACGTAGGTGCTCTGGTTTGATGAAGCAGAGTTTACTGTTTTTGTCTGTTCTGTACCAGCAACTTCCCATAAAAGCACAGGCTTGTATATCCATGTTTGCTCTTTGTCTATAAGGCTTGCTTGGCGCACTGAGCCATAAGAGCGTTGGATATATCTAGTTGTATAGTTTATCTGTCCGTCATTGTAAACGTTTTTGTCTTTTGATGATATCTGTAAAATGTTAGGAAGTTTTCCAGAGGACTGATTGTTTATTATTCCGCTAGAAGATTGATTATTTGTTCCAGACAACACAAAATCTGTTTGTCTATCTGTGCTGGATGGCATCATATAGTTTTTACTCATTACAATAAAATTGTTAAACTCATCAAAGAACATTGCGCTTTGAGTAGATACTGCAAGTTGATTTAAGACCTCTGCAACATTTTGATCTGGTGCAACAAAAAAGTACGGAATTATTGGATCGCTTTCATTTTCTAATCTCTTAAAACTATAGTTAGTAAAGCCAACATAGTCAAGTAAAACAGAAATTGCATAACTCAGTGAAACATTTGTAAGCAACAGTCTTGGAGCAGTCATTGATTCAAAATAAAAATAAAAGTCACGAAGACCTATACTTATGCTTGCCCCAGTGTTATTTGCTTGTGGGATTCCATCCGAATATAAAGTTTTTATTGGAACATAATAGTTAAAACCATCAACATCTAGAATGTTTTCATAAAAATTAAATTTAATATTTTTTCTAATATACTTATAAATTATACTTGATGGATTTTCATAATTAAAAGATTGATCATCGTCAAATAAATTTAATTCTCCAGTTGATGCAAGGAGTTGTCCAACTGGCAAAGACGTTGAGCCAACATCAGAAAGAACCTTGGTTACTTTGTAGTCAACAACTTTATCTGATATATTTGCTACAAGCCTTGGAGACATTTCAATTAAATCAAAGGTTGAGTCAAACTTATTCATCGTATCAACAACAATTCTTAAACCCTTAATATATAAAAACTCTCTGTATAGAGTTGAATCATTTTCATAGTTAATGTAGGTAGATGGAGAAGTAAAGTCTGTAACAAAATCTATATTGTTGTTTATTGACTCTGAGCCTAGTGACCATCCGTATGTTGCTGGGAATGTTTCATATTCTGAACCAGTCCAGATATAGAATGTTCCTGCATCCCCATCATTTTCAACAACGTGATAGGTGTATCCAGTTATAGACAGACCTGGAAGCAAAGTCGCACTAGATAAACTCTCTGCATAAACAAATATATCTTTATATTTTTCCGGAACATCTAAACCATACTGAAGTTCAACGTATCCGTCTGATTTAATTGCAGCGGTTCCATCATCTCTAAGGGTATTCTGATCAAATGAATATAGGTCAACCCAGTTATTGTTGTCTAGGTACTGAATTTTCCATTTTATTGGAGTTGTTTTATTTTGGTCCCCATACAAAGGGTCTGGCAAAGATGCAGTGGGGGTTTGAAAAGGACCTAGATCAACTGTTCCAGTATTTGTTTGCATCTTAACAACAATTCTATTTGCGGGAACAGCCTCTTTATAGACAACAAATGGTGCTGTGTCTGCTATGTAGAATTCTGTTCCTACTTTAGTGTTAGAAATTCCGTATTCCTTATTTGACTCTGTTCTGTATGAAGTCCAATACTTAAATTGATCATACCTAGAGGGCATGTAGTATCTTGGTCTTTCTGCAATGTTTTTCCCTGAGTTTGCTAAGTATTTACCTGAAAAATAAAGTGGTTTATTTATTCCTGATCTCGGTCTAAATGGATTTAAACAATCTTGCAAAGAATAAAAAAGTTTATTTTTTTCTTTTGTAGAAAGAAATGCTTGTGGAACATCTTGATCCGTCAGTCCGCTGTTAACTATAGTATAAGATTCAAGTGCCCCAGTGTAATAATTTCCTGAATCACTTTGGTCAAAACTTTGCAAAAGAGTATGGTACTGACTTCCTGGCTCTTGTGGCCTATATCTATAGTTGCCAATCTTAAAAATATTATCTGGCATATTCATGTTCCACTCAGCCAGAACAAGTGATTCAAGTCTTACTGTTGATGAAGTTTCAAAGTGAGTCTTTAGTGTTTCGTTAACAAACATTTAAACCTCTTCTAGACTTACATTTATGTTCCAAAGATCATGGTTTGTTCCGCCACGCTTTACAACTGTATAACTAAAATCAGAAACATAAACCTGAAGTATCTGGTTATACTGTGAAAGATGTGCATATTGATTTTCACTTGTTTCAAAATTTTTATATTTATCGTATGCTAAAAACATCCAGAATGGACCCTTGTGGTTTTCGTACCAGTCAAGTAGTTCGCCACCACCTGCGCCGCCATCAGCAGTATACTCTGCAGCAGATGCTGCTCCATCTTCATCGGAAAAGTTTGGATTTGCATTATGTGATCTTGATGGCAAGTTATTCCAAGAAACAGATATCTGTAATTTATCTGCAATGTGATAAGATCTCATTCTTCCATTAATGGTTCTTTGACGCTGCTCAATTCTTTGCGGACTAAAGGACATGTCATTTCTATTGTGATCTGACAACACCAAAAATTGATCAATTAAGTCTGAAGATGTTCCTTCTGGATATGCCCCACCAACTTCATAGCCTTGAGGTACATAAAATCCATTTGTTAGTGTTCCAGAATTTTCTGACCATAAAATTCCTTGTGGTCTTTGGTATCTCTTTCTTTGGTTCATGTATGATGATGTAGCCATTATCTCTGCCCTCTAATTCTTTGACCATCAATGTTTCTAATTTGAGTAATAACTGCTCTTGCAATATCATCTGTGCTTGCATTAGAGTTAGAAACATTAACGCTGATACCATAATTATACATGGTTCTGGAGTTGTCGCTTACACTTGTGGACATGGTATTAACAGCAGGGACAACAGTTGAAGATCTGGTATTTTTATATGTTGCAGGGCTTAGATCCTGCATCATGGACGGATACTGAAGATTATTAATGTCATTAAGCATTGGACCAAACTTCTTGGTTGCTATTCTGTTTATAACAAACTCCCCAGGAGTTAGCATTGCGGGTACGGTATCTGTTCCCACTGCGTATCCACCATTAGACAAATATCTTGGAACTAGTCCACCACTTGCCATGGCTATTCTATCTGTAGGCCCTGATATTACTCTTCTTCCCACGTGTCCTTGAGCAAGAAGTGGAGTTGCTTTACCTGTTTTGGCAACCTGATCTAGCATTCTTTCCATTATGCTTGGTATCATTTCTTCTGGCGCACCTATTGTTGAGGCAACAAGTTCTCTTGGAAAAAGTTTTGTTAAATTTTGTGTAACTGTTTTTGGATTCATAGTTGCAATAACTGTGTGTGGGTTTTCTGGAAGTCCCCAATTACCAATTCCACCTTTATGAATTATACTATCTATAACTCTTGTCGGTACACCATCAACTGTCTTAGCCAAAACATCACCAAGATTAAGACCAGTAAAAGGTGTTGCTCCTTGAGTTCCTCTTTCAAACGGTGTACCACCGAATCCTTCCATTTTACCCATTGCTGTTCCAGCAACACGCTCTCCCAGTAAAAATTCCCTTGCAGCCTTAATGCCTCTTGTTTTTGCTATGTATGACTCAAGTAATCTGTATGCCTCTGGATTTTGAGAATACAGGGATTTGAATCCTGGTCTCATATCCCAAGTTTTTGATTTATCTAGATTAAAAAATGTTCTAAATATATCAGAGGCTCCTTCTGCCATCCCCTCAGCATTTTTTGTTATTGCATATTGTTGTGCTTGAGGAATGCCCACTGTTGCAAAAAAATCATGTGCAAACCAATTTGAAGTTCTATTTGCTGGAACGTAGTTGCTGTTATCCATGGGATTAGGAACTGGGAATCTATTTTTTATTTTACCTGGAAGATTTCCTCCATGATAGAAAGCCTGTTCTAAAAGTTTTTCCATTGAAAGTTCTAGGCCTGATTTATTAACCTTTTCTGTTTTTTTGAAACCTAGTCTTGCTGCTGCTCCTCTTGCGATCAATCCACCAACAGGAGTACTAGAATAAAGATAATTAAATAAACGATTATCTGTTGACAATATATCTGGAGTAATTTTGTCTTTTATTGTGGTAAATTTATTTTTTACTGAATTTTTTAGTTCAGTAGCAGAACTTAATGCTTTCATTACTGGAGGCTTTATGTTTTTTTCTAAAATATTTTTCGGGATATTTCTATATTTAAGCCCAAATCTTAGACCAATAGTTGTATCGTCTAGTGGCCTCATGTATGTTTGCAATGGAGAAATCAGATCTAAAATTGATTTGGCTTTCCCTGCGTGAAATTGGTCAAATTTTAAGCCCATTGTTACCTTTGGATTAACCTTTTCTGCAAGTTTTCCAATTGTTCTACTAGCAATTTCTCTCATCAGCGTAGTTCTGCCGTAATAGTCAAAATCTCCAGCCCATCTAAAACTGGATTGTCCTACGTCCCAAGAATTTTTACCTATCTTGGCGGCTCTTGCTAAAAGTTTTGCTGGAACGGTTACAGGCTTAGCAACAGTAGAACCAATTTTACCTAAAGTTTTTCTTAAAGCACTTGGGGGTTTTTGCTGTAAAGCGTTTTGCATGAAAAAACTATTAGGATCAACAGGAGCATCATCTATAGAAGTCCAAAAATCATCAGGCATGCCAGAACTATCGTCTACCCCATCCCATAGTGATGGTGGCGCACCAGGACCAGTAGGCCTTGATGCTGGTGGATTATTTTTAAGAAACTCTACAGCCTCTGCGGTTTTTCTTGCTTCTGCTGCTTCTGCTGCTATTATTTCTGCTCTTCTGGTTTGTGGTAAATTAATTATTTTCTTTAGTGTGCCCATAAATTTGCCAGCAGGAGCACTTATTTTTGGAAGCATTGATGATATTTTAGTTACTAAGTTGTCTTTCAAAATCTTTGAACCCAACTCTTCAACTCCAGAAGATACTGGTTTTATTGCTTTTGATCCTTCTTTAGTAAATTTTCCCATACCCATGAAATTTAGTGGGAATAGTGCAGCCATAACTTTGTCAGACTTAGTTCCCTGTCCAGTCATGGACTTAAGTAAACCAGAAGTACCAAGACCTTCTGCGCCCATCCAAGACGTAAGAGGAGACTTGTTAAGCATTTCTTGTATTCGTTTATCTCGTTCTGCCAGTTTTCTAGCGTGTGTAGACAGAAAACTATTGTACTTAGATTCTGCGGTCCATTTATCTCGGTCACTCTTTTTAAAGAAACTACCTATACCTTTTTCTTCAGGATTAGATTTTATTCCATATTTTGGTCTTGATGCAAACTTAGATACTTCTCCACCCTTGTCATAATATCCAACATTCATTGCATCAAGTTGCTTAACTCCATACTTCTTTACTGCATCTCTTCTTAGTACATATTCTCCTGGAGTAAGCATTGCTGGAACTGTATCTGTTCCCTGGGCATATTCTCCAGCAATAAAATTGTTAGGAACCATTCCACCCTTAGCAAGAGCCAGCCTTTCTAATGGCATAAGCCTTCTTGCGGAGTTTGTTGTTGCCTTTGGAGTTACAATAGGTGGTTCTGGTGCAACGGGACCAACAAAGCCTTTATCTCCTGGGCTTAGTGTGTTCTTTGGTGGATCTAGGTATGGAGTAAAATTAGGAACAGGAACTAGCGTTGTTCCTGAAGTTTCAGAAGACTTCGATATAGGAACAGATCCATCTGCTGCTCTTCCGTTAGCATCTACTGCTATGACTGCTCCACTTTGTGTTGTTACAGTTCCTGCTTTTACGAATGATGCCTGTTGCTTAATAACTTCTTCAATTGTTTGAATTGTTATTTTAACATCTTTGTCTGTAATCTTTCCCCATAGTTTTGCTATAGAGTCTACAAAACTTTCTGCTTTTTCAAGTTTGCCCTTAAATGTTTCGGTGCTTAAATTAGCAGAATCAATAGCAAGTTGTGCAGTTGTCCACTTTTCACGTTGAGCATCAATTGCTGAAAGTTCTTGGTCTAACTTACTTCTTAATAAAGGAATTTCATTGTTTAGATAATTATAATTAAGATCTTCAAGTCTTGTAATTTCTGCAAGAATTGGTTTACGCAACAAGTCAATCTTATAGATTTCTTCTTGTTTTGCTGCAATTAATGCTTCTGTCTTGGCACGTTCTACTCCAAGTCTATATGTTTCACGATCAATCTGATATTGTCTTTCTGTAATAGCAGATGAATTTTTTCCAGTTATAGATCCAGTAACTGCGTCAACCTCAAACCCTCTTGCTGAAGAAATTGCATCTGAGGCAGAACTAAGTGCTCGACTTGCAGAAGCGGACCTCATATCTTCTGCAGCCTGGGCTGCTGCTGAAATATCTCCTCGTGTTAATGCATCAGCAAGAGATATCTGAGTTTTCTTTTCATCAATAATATCTTTATTTAGATCTGATATTTTTGAAAGTGCTTCTTCTTGTAAATCATATTTTTCATTAATAGCATCAACTGTTTTAGCAATGGTTGCTTGGTCTTCAGAGAGTTTGGCTGACTCTTCTGAAAGTGCTTGAATTGTCGCATCTATCCCTGTGGCAATCTGTCTGTTTAATGCATCAATCTCAGCATTAATCTTGTCAATTTGTCGGCTACCATATGTAGCATCTAGTTCAAGTTTACGCTGTGCCTGCTCAATAAGGATGTTGTTTGCTTTAACTAATTTCTCTGTAGCCTCAATTTGTGGTTCGTAAGTTCTTCTTGCCATCTCTTCTTGATGACTAAGTTGTCTTTCTGCAATAGCCATCTGGTCATTGAAATATTCTTGTGGATTTGTTGCGGCGGTGGTAAGATCCATCTCTCTCTTCATTATCTTCCACTCATCGGTCATTCTTTTAATTTCTTCAGGATTTTTTTGAGCAGCAAGAGAAACCATGAACGTGGCATCTGCAACCATTTCAACGGCATCTGCGGTCTCAACTCCAGCAGCCCTTAGTGCCACAAACCCTGAACGCTGCCCTTGTAATTCTTTTATTGCTATTGCTGACTTAGAACTAAACGCTCCAAGTTGTTTTTCATCAAATGCCTTCTTGGCTGCCTCACCAAATTCTCCGTATGAAACAACTCCCTGCTTGTTAATCTTAATAATTTTTTCTTTAACAGCATTTTCTAGCCCACCAACAAAGTCTATAAAATCAGAGTTAGCCCCCAACTTAGATAGTTGTTGATCTATTCCATTAAATAACTGTATATCTTTTTTACCGCCAAGAATACGCATTAATTCTTTAGCACCACCCATGGCATTAATAGTTGCATTTCTAGTGTTTTTAAGATCTTGAAGTATACTATCAAATACTGTGTTTCTTCCTGTTGTTGTTACATCCGTCTCTTCAGTCGGATCGGGATCTACAGTAACCTTACCCTGTCTTCCAGTATTCCATGCTGCTGCTTTTGGCTCAAGTGATTTACGAAGCATTGCTCCAAGCCTGCCCTTTGGAGCAGTAATTCCCATAGCAGCCATATACTGATCTACGACATTCTTGTCCTGAGAAGCAACAAAGTCAATTACTACCTTTTTGTTAATTGTATTTGCTGTTCCGACAAGAGTGGTCCAGAGTTTATCAAAGTCTGGTCCTGTCATATCTCCAGTTATTCCAAGATCAAAGAATGCCTCTTTAGAAAGTTCTTCATTTTTTATTCCTTTTAGTTTGTCGGTTACTGCAACAACTTCTTTAATCTGTGTTACGCCGTCATCATTAACATCAATTGTTATTCCATATTTTTGTTGCATGTTAGCGAGAACTGAAATAGCATCAAGGTTTTTATCAAAATTCTTTTTATCTTTATTTAAAATGTCCATAAAGATTGGAAGGTTAGTTTCGTCTGTTCCAGCCTTCATAAGTAGTTGCATTACTAGGTTTGCCTGCTCACTACCCTGCTGTTCAACCATAACTGTAAATTTACTTTGTAGTTCTTGGTTGTTGGCAAGTTTCATTATGGTTACTGGGTCAAGTGCACCACCAGCAAATTGAACCTGTAGCAGTGCCTTAAAGTCTGCATCTTTAATTCCTTCTAGTTCTTTCTTTGCTTCATCAGCAAAAACCTTAAGAGGTCCTGTTGGATAAAGTGCATCTATTGCTGCATTTATACCCTTAGTAAATATTTCTGGGCCAAAAGCATCTTTTTGAGAAATAAGAAGATTTAGCGCTTCTGTATTTTTTGCATTAAGTGCATCTATTGCTGCTGCTCTTTCATCTTCAATTTTTTTAATTTCGGCATCTGTTTGAGCCATCTTAAGTTTAATTTCATACTGTTTATTTAATGAGTCAACTAGCCCATTGTTTAGAACTACTTGCTCTAAACCAAGTTGTAGGGCTGCGGCACCAAGGTTTGCATTTACTTCTCTACGTTGATTTTGATCTGAAAATCCAGATGCTACCTTTGCTGTACCTGCCGCCGTTAGAGCAGTTCCTGATGCCATAAGCCCAACACCTGGTACTCCGCCTGCAGCAAAGGCTGGAACGCCTGCTACTGCCATGGTTCCACCTATGGCTGCCATAACGCCGCCCGTGACAACATTTCCTAAGTTTGTAAATGTTATTGTGCTAACTGATTGTTCAAGCGCAGTCTTAAAGAAGTCAGCCTGTCTAGTCATTGACTCTTCTTGAATTTCAAGAGTAATCTTAAGAGGATCTGTTGCTAGGTTTTCACCATTAGGTCCAAAAAGTTTAACTAATCTACCGCTAATAACTGCTGGTATTTCATAACTCTTTAGTTCTTCTCCAAGTGCAGAAGCAATACTTTTTGCTTGGTCTGTTGTTATTACTCCTTGAATAATTGCATAAGAAAGACTGGTAGATATATTTCTACCAATTTCTTGAATTCCTTGTCCAGACTTTGCTTGTTTTTCAATATCAGCCAAAAGACCTTTACCAAAATCACTACCAAGAATATTTTGACCAACTTTTCTTTGAACTGCACTTTCACCAGTTAATGTATTTTGTCGTTTTCTGTCTGCTGCTTCCGTAGCACTTACTGTCCCAGTTATGGATGAAAGACTTTGTAGTTTTTCAGAAGTCATACTCATTGCCTTAGCAAGATTAACTCCTTCTTTTCTCGCATTTTCAACATCACGAGCCAGTTTCCACATCATTCCACCTACCGCTGCGATGGCAGCGATTGCGGCAACCCAAGGATTAGCCAATAGAGGCAACAACAATACAATACCCTGAAGACCAAATACAAATGGCATAAGTGTGTTAGCCACTTCTCCAAGTCTTCCACCAGCAAAGGATGCTGCAATTGTCAAACCACTCATTGCACCCATACCAAGATTTGCCTTGTTACTAAAGTTTGTTAGTTTTTCTTTTGTTGTTTTTTGTGCTTCTGTTGTTTCTTTCATAGCAGCAATTAGTTTTGCCTCTGCTGCAATTTTCTTTTTGGCCTGGTTTAAACTTATTTTTTCTGTAGCAGCAAGAATTTGTGCCCTTGACAGTCTTTGTGATTGAGAAATATCTCCAATGGTTGCACCTGCTGCAGTAGGGGCTTTCGCATAGCCTGGAAGCATAAACTTACCTGCAATACGAGAACTAATAAATCCCTTTGGTTTTTGAACAACTGTTTTACCTGGAGGAATTTGAGTAATTACGCTGTCAGATATTTTGCCAGAACTTGATACAGCCCTTTTAGGTTTTGGCTTGCCTTTAATCGCTGTTATATCACCAGTCTTTTTATCCTGGAGTGCTTCTTTTTTAGTTACAAGAGCAGAAGAATGCATCTTGTGGAATTCTCTCCAGTTAACTTTTCTTCCTTCTTCAAGTCTTGCTACCATTCCAGAGTAGACAGTTTTTTCTGCAGGTGTTAGATCAAGCCTTGAAAGAGTATCCCTTAGTTTTGGAAGAACCTTGTCAATTTCTTTTATCATTCTACTGTGGTATTCGTCTGCAGTCATTCCTCTAGGAATATCAAGTGTTGATTCGGCAAAGAATCTTTTTGCTCCGCCCTTTACTCCAAGAAGATTAATCTTTGCTTGCTCTGCCATAGAAGGCATAGTTTTAGCAAAATCTCTTTTTCCTGAAGCCTTTTCAAAAACTCCTGCAGTTCCAACATCTGCAAGCACATTTCCTGAAAGATTTCCTCTTCCTAAGTCTTTGTCTCCACGCAGGTTTGCAGCAACGAGTTGTCTAAAGTATTGATCTTTTGTAAATTTGCCAGTCATCTTACTTGGATCAAACCTAGGATCAAAAGGAGACTCTAGTACAATAAGTTTTCTTTTTCCTGTTGGATCTGTTGGGTCAAGCATAGTTCTAATTTGCTGTTCAGGCGCATCTAGACCATGTACATCTCTTGCAATAATTGTTGCTCTTTGTTCAGCCAATGCCGCTTTTGCATCAATAACTGGCTTAACAAATGCTAGGGTTCCGTCTGGCTTTTGATAAACGCCACCCAAACCTTTAACTGGAAAACTATGCCCAGTTGTTGGAGATATTTGAGTTCCAAAGTTTGTTGGAGATTGTTTTCCTAATGCGCTTCTTCTTATGTCTCTATCTATTTGTTTCATTATCTGCTGAGAGTCGTTACCTGCTCTTGCATTTTTTTCTTGCTCTATTAAGTCTACTCTAGACTTTATTGCTCTTTCTGCCCTGCTTGAAACTGGTTGAGTCTCTGCCAATGTCTTCATTGGTTGTGCATAAAAACCAGTTCTAGATCTATGCTCTAGCCCAGCAACAACTGCTTTTGCCTGATAGGATGCTGGATTACGAATTGAGTCGTATTGTGCAACTGCTCTTAATGTTTTTGCTGCGTCCGCTGTAGTTGGGTGTGTTCCAGCCTGAAGTTTTTGAAGTTCTTTTCTGTCAATGCCAAGTTCTTGTAATCTAGCATCAGTCATCTTAAGTAAATCTGTTCCAAGTTTACCCTTTACTGTGTTGATGTAGTTATTTACATATCCTAAATCAGCAACAAGATTATTGGCCTTCCACTCTTTTACTCCACCAGTTCGTGCTTCATCAATGTGGGACGCTTGAACATTAAACAAATTCTTTTCTTGTGCAGGAGTTAATACTACGCCTTGTTCCTTTAATGCTTTCTTTACCGCTTCTGTTTCTTGAAGGAACCCAGATTGGGACTGCTTTGCAAGTGTTCTTATTGATGAAGGAGCAGATGATCCAGATGAAGAACCTCTACCAATAGAAAGTCTTCTCTTTAATTGTGAGGCATTCATTGGGCGGCCACGCTCAATATTTCTTTCTAATGCACGAACAATTTTTTCTTCAGGAATTCCCTTAGATATCAGTTCAGCAATTGTCTTTTCAAGATCTCTTGCAGTTTTTTGACTACTTGTTTTAAATGACTTTGATCCTACACTGACTGATCCTTCTGAAAACCCTTGAAGATTGCCGTTAACCATTGCATCAATTATTGGCTGGAACCTAGGGTCTTGTGCAACTCGTTTTGGTATTACTGCTTCTCCAGGAGTAAGCATAGATGGAACTGTGTCTTTGTTTCCTGTTCCTGGAACATAGGTTGCTCCTCTTGAAAACTTCTTAGGGACCTTGGCGCCTCCTGGCATCATCATTCCTGGGTTTGCTCTAGCAAAATTTGCTGCGGCTAATGTTGCTTCTATGTATGCCTGTCTGAGTGCTCTTACAGCAGAAGTTTCTGCAGTAAATGATTGTGTAAGTCTTGTGTGTGCCTGATTAAGAGATGCGGCAACTGTTGCTGATTCTAACTGTTCTGCATTCAAATAGTTAGTTTGCTCTGCAAGAATCTTACTATTTCCGCCTAATCTTAAAAATCCTCCACGAAGAGCAAGAAATAGTTTAATGATGTTTGCTACACCGTTAGCAAGCAAACCAAAGGTCATCAAAAGTGTTGGACCAATAATGCCAACAAGGGTAGAAGCAATTACAATAAACTTCTTTGTTCCATCTCCAAGGTTATTAAACTTATCAAGAAGGCCTCCAATGGTTTTAATGATTGGAGTTACTGCTTCAAGGAAGGTCTTTCCAATTGGGGCAATTGCCAATTTAAGTTCTTCTACCGCTGATTTAAACTGTACACCAACAGAGTTTTCTACTGTTTTTAATTCTCGTTCAGATAAAATTGCAAGTTCTTCTATTGAAGCGCCAGCCATCTTTAAAACTTTACTTGCCTGTGTTCCTTCTTTGGTTACATTTTGAAACAGTGTTGACAAACGAGAAAACTGGAACTTACCAAATAATTGTTCAATTGCACGAGCACGATTAAGGGGGTCAAGTGTGTCAAGTGCTTTTGAAAAATCAATTACAGTTTGTCTGACATTACCATCATTTCCTTCAACTATCGCCTTAATATTTATACCAAGTTCTGCAAGCATTTTACTTGCTTTTGTGCTTGGGTTAATTAATGACGCAAGACCAGACTTAAGTGCGTTAGCGCCTTCTGATGCATTAATTCCACCCTCCTTCATTGCTGTAAGGAAGAATGCTAAATCTTCTACATCTCCGCCAAGTTGTTGAACAACTGGTCCTGCTTTTGGAATTGCAATTGTCAGATCTTCAATAGATACAACTGTTTGGTTTTCTACAGAGTTAAGGAAGTTAATTTTTGATGCAAGATCTTCTGCTGCTATACCAAAAGCATTTGTAAGAGAAATTGTAGTTTCAAGCGCCTGCTCTTGTTCAACGCCACCAAGGACTGCAAGTCTGGTTGCTTCAGATACCTGCGCTGTGAGGTCTGCACCAGTTTTACCCATTGCCGCAGCCGCTGCTGCCATTTCCATAGTCTTACTTACTGCAACTCCATACTTAGTAAAACCTTCTGCTAATTTTTCAACTTCTGCTAATGCTTTGTTTGTTTCATCGGCAGTTGTAAACATATCGCCATAAACACGCTTAAACTTGATAGCCTGCGCTTCAAGATCCATAAATACCTTAGAAGCAGTTGTGCCAAAGTAAGCAAGCGGAATTGTAAAACCAACCATAAGTTGGCGGCCAGCCCATTGTGTATTCTTACCAAAGTTTAAAAGGCTAGTTGATCCTTGTCTAACTACCTGATTAAAAAGTGCTTGTTTTTGTGCTGCTAATGCTGTCTTTGTGGCATAGTCGTTCATGTTCAAGGTTTGTGGCGTAATTGCCATAGCCTTTATAGCACCGCTAGCGTCACGACCCATCTTAATATATTGAGTCTGCATCTTCTTGACACGATCTTCTGCTACCTTGCCAATTGTGTCAAACTCTTGTCTGAACAGTCTTCCAAAGGTTTTTGATGACCCTCCAGCATAACGGAAATACTCACGCATTGAAAGTTTATTAGACTCTAATGCGTGAGTAAACGACTCCGTAGATGATCTAACAGTGCCCATCGTGGCAGAAAACTGCCCCGTAGCATTGATAGAATTCAGGAGATTGTTTTGCAATCCCTTTTGTGCCATTGTTGCTGCGGCACTAGTTTTTGCTATTGATGCGTGGAAATTTGCAAGTTGACGTTGTAGATTTTTGAGTTCTGCTAATGCGGACGACGTATCAATATGTACGCCAATATTGGCATTAACATCACTCATCTATGTCACCTCTTTATTTAATTGTTTGCAAGAACTGTGTTCAGCAAAGAATTTGCATCAGTAAGTTTGACGCCCGAAGCCGCCTCAATTACCTTATAGACTGTTGGAAGATCCATGATCTCCTCTAAAGCATTCAGATCTTTTGCAAGTTCTGGCTTATACTGCTGCATAGCAATTTGTACGCATTCAATAAGAAGAGTCATAGACTTTTCGTTATCTTCTGCCACCGCTGCCACCTGTTCAAACTTACTCATAAATGGACGTAGCAAAGAAATCTTCAAGGGACGAACCTTGATCTTTGAGCCATCCATAAGAATAAGTTCTTCACCCTCATGTACTGTTGTTGCCATTTTTCCTCCTAGATAGGCTATGTTAATTATAGCATAAGAGAGGGGTCTCTACCGTCTTCATAGTCAAGACCCATCCCAATTCCAAACCCTGCTTTTTGTGCATTCTGACCCTGTAAAGCAAGAACATCATTTGCATCAGAAGTTGCCCCGCCACTAAATACTCTGGCTTTCATGTCTTCCCATTCTTTCTGGCCTTTACTGCTGCCAGATTCACTATCTAAATCAACCCCCTGAATGGCAGCCAAAAACTTTTTTTCATTATAGTCAAGTTCTCTGCTGCTTTCTAGTGTTGCCATCAGTTCTGCCATTGACAAAGATTTTTCTAACTCTTGGTAGTCTTTCCAAATTCCCAGCAAAAAAACCTCAGACTCTAACTTTGCTAAATCTAAAGTATCCCAGGTATCGCCACTTTCTTCTACTTGGTTTTTAACTGTTTCTTTAGATTGCTTATTAATTCTTATTCCTGCAGCAATATCTAAAATAGTATAGATTGTCTGCATGTCAACATTGTCTTCTATATCTTCAGTGGAACTAGATATTCTTGGGTAATACTGCTTCATGCAAATTCTTACACATTCTACAAGTTTTTCTATTGCCTCTTGATCCCCACTTGTATCTTTTACCTTTTCAAAAGCATCCATGAACTCACGAAGATACTTAATCTTTAATGGGATAATCTCTAATTCTGTGCCATCAAATAAATGAATAATAGCACTTCTGTATATTGTTGTAGCCATATAAATTCTATTCTACCACAAAATGCCCTATTAAACAACAAGGCCCACCTCCTAAGAGATGGGCCGTGTCGCTTTTATATTAAATTATGATGCTGGTGTCCAGGTACGATCTACGATCTTACCATATGAACCAGAAACATCTTCTGGAAGTAGACGGAATGAAACTTCAAACATTGAAGCCTCGTCACGCTTTGCAGATACTGTAACATTTTCAATTGAAAGTGCACGGTATGCTGTGTATACACGCTCGATATAAGCAGAATCTACGCAATCGCCTGTTCCTGGGCCTACTGCAACGATACCACGCTCAACTGGACATTCGCCAATATCTCCTGCAGAAAGGTTAAGTGCCTGTCCGTTTGAAGTTGACTTTGTTCCAGAGAGTTTAGAATCTCCGTAAGCCAAAGCAAGTAGAAGGTTTTCTAGTGTTGCTTCAGCGAATGCTGTTGCAAGAGAAACCTGCATACCTTGCTTGTAAAGTTTTGCAACGTCAAGAATCTGGTCAACTGTAACTTCGCCGAAGTCAGGTTGGAACTGTAGTTCGAGACCGTTCATTGTATAACCAACGTTTGTATAGTCAGCATCATTAGTAAGTGTGTCTCTGAAAGTCTTTGAAGACTCAAAGGCGGTTAATGATGAAGCGTCCAAAGTTGTATCAGCAACGAATAGCGCTGCTGCACCAACGATAATGTTGGTTGATGTACCACGACTGTAAGTGGCCATATGTTCACCTCTTTTTCTTAGATAGGGTTATTAAGTTGTTTGGCGCTGTTTCCTCGTATTTATTATAACAGCGTTTTTAAGTATACAAAGGCAGGTCTGAGTCTTTGGTGTGGTAGTCATACTCAATTATCAGTTTGCCCCTCCAGTTGAACTTGATAGAGCCTAGTTCAACGAGATCTCTTGTCTCATCAATTTGAAAAACCTTAAAACGATGAAAAAACACATTTAATGCTGGGATTTGATCTGGATTATTGATAAGCCATTTATTCACATCTTGTGCTGCTGAGTCTTCCCTATCTAGGGCAGCCGTAATAATTCTGGCTATATCAAACCCTTGGGCATCGCTAGACGAGTGGATCGTATAAACTAGTTGTTCTCTCTTATGTCTGTACATTGTGTTTGGTCTGTATCTTGCAAGTCTGTCATATGCTATTAAAAATGCATCCCCCGTTACCGTTATTTCCCCAAATAAGTCATCTAGATTGGTGGACTGAACTGGTACTATTGGGTCTATTCCTTCAATGCCCGTAACTATTTCAAACTCTTTTAATTGAGCAATAATATACTTATTGATAAAAATGGGTGGAAAGCCTGTTTCTGCTGCTACTGTCGCCATAGTCTTATTCTACCCCAATATGTGCATTTGCAATCCATTTAAAGCCTGTTTCAGTTCCAACAGATCTTCCCGCTCTTGAACCAGAAGCAAAGTTTTTCTTGTATATAACTGGCTTCTTTATATAAGAGTATAGTCCTGAAGATTTTAAGAATGACTGTTTAAAGTATACACGAAAAAATTCATCTACAGTTTTTTCAAATGAGCCCTGCACTTCTGTTCCTCCAGGATTTTGAACATCTATATCTCTTCTTGTAAACACTGTTTGTCCGTCTGCTTCAAATGCTAAAACATCTGATCTTACTGGAGATATAGTAACTGGAGTTCCATCCTCCATAACCTTTGCTTTATTTTCAAAAGGTACAGATGATCCAGAGGGTAAACTTTGTGATTGTTTAAAATTTGACCTAAAAGAAAGTCCAGCATTGCTAACCGCATATGTAAAATCATATAGTCTTGCTTTAGGGCTGCCAACCTGATACCACTCATAAATGTGGTGTAGGGCTTTTGGGTTAGATCGTGCTTCAACATCTACGTAATCTTTTAATATATTAATTGTACTATTTCCAAGATTTTTTAAAAATATGCTCTTGCCTTTTTGTGCTCCGTCTAAAAATCCAACAGAATAATCTATGGCATTGCCTATAATTTTTTCAAGATGTTTAGTGTTCATAACAATATTCATTAGTCGCCCACCGTCTGGTTTTCAGATCTACGCCATACCATGTGGTAGTACTCAATGCTCTGAAGCCCTCCAACAAAAGGCTCAACAGTTGCAATTTCAAATATTGTTCCTCTTCCGTTTCTTGGTCCTGCTGTTTCTCTATAAACTAGATTGTCTCCTGGAAGTCTAACATTCGTTATAAGAATATTAGTAATATTGTTGTTTTCATTTTTTGAAGATGTTCTTATGTCTGATTTTGATCTTGCAATAAGTTTGCCTTCAGATACTAGAAATACTGCTGGTGAGGTTTCTTCGTTTGATTTTTGAGTTAGAGACTGTGCATTGCATGTGATTGTTCTATCAAAGATCCATTCCTTAATAGCCTTGCCATATTCGCTTTGCTTAATTATTGGATAATAAACATCAGCAAGCATTGGGTACATAAAGTCTGTTGTATCACAGTTCATCACAGCATCCCTGGGGTGCGAAAGTTTGTTGTATACTTGTCAAGAATAATGTCAACTAAGATATTCCCAGTTCCATCAAATTTAGATGAATCATATTTTATTTTAAACTGGTCTGTTTCATATTCGGTAACATAGGACTTATAATGGTCCATTTTTCCGCACTTAAGATCATTAATAATCATTGTCATTGCATCCTGTATATCATTTGGAATAACTTTGTATCCAGAGTCATAGTCAATTATATAATCAAATCCTTCAGGGAATGCGACTGCTGTATTTTTTGTATTGGTCCACATGTTGTCATAATTCTCGTATGGGGCGTAGACGTAAAATGAGTCTGAGCCTGCATCTCTATATTTAAGAGGTTTTCTTTCTGAACGATCTTTTGAGTCATAGTAAGATGAGTCTGTAGGAACTTTTACAATTGCAGTTCTATCTTTTGTAACCTCATAACTAAATCCGTCTAGAGCAGGGCCATCAACAGTATTTGTAATATCATAAACAAGTTTGCCGTTTTCAAATACTTGATTGACCTTATATATTGTGCCCCAAACAGGTATATAGTCTGTTCCCTGACCAACAACCTCAAGAATTTTTCTTTCAAATGTAAATCCACGAGTAGTTAGTGCGTCAACTATTGCTCTGGCAATACTTTCATTGTATTTTGCTTCTGCAATCTCTGTTGCAGTTGTTCCTAGTATGTTTGGATTAACATATGGTCGTATGATTGTAAGCATATCCTGAACAACAATGTTGTCTTCTGAATCTTCATCATCATTAATTTTATAAATTTCAACAGAGTAGTCGTGGTCATATTTAATTAAGTCACCAGCAAGGGTGAGAGTAACTTCTTTTGCTACACTAGATCGAATTACTTCAGATGCCCTGACTGTTCTTGTAGAGTTTTCAATAGTAACTAAGTAGTCGGTATTTGCTAAAGGGACATCGTACTTAACTTCAATTGGGTATGGGGGCAGTCTAAGAATTATCATACTTGTTTACCGTAATGCCTTGCTACTTCTTGAGGAGTCGCTATGCGAACCTTTTCGTGCGTAAGCCACTTTTCGGAAACCTCCTTGGTAACAATGTTATAGCCCTTTACGACTTCACCAACTTCATTCCAGTATATATTTCTTTCAGAAA